AAAAACATTATTTTGAATTAGACAAAGTAGACTCAATTACTTTAACACACGAAACCGAAACAAGTTATAGATGGTTTCCTTCCATTCCACCAAGTCCTAAAACATTTTTAGGAATTAAATATGGTATGAAACCTGGAATTATCGCCGGTTGGAACAATAATGTTGATGACAATGGAAGGGAACACCAGTACAAAACATGGGATAGAAAACAATCCTCGTACTTTAAGGACTATCAATGGTATAGAGTTGATGAACTTCTTTGTAGAGTTTACAACAAAGCCCGTGTAGAAATCCGTTTCGGGTACAAACAATCATTCGGAGTACAATTCGAATCAAACGAAGATGCTCAAGCCTACGTAGATGACCTAATCCTAGGCACAGACAAAGAATTCCACGTAATCATTAACAAATAAAAATAATGAACGCAAACGAAACACTTAAGCAAGGATTAGAATACATGAAGAGTCCTGAAGGACAAAAGTCAATGGAAGACTATTTTAATAAATTGGCCCAACGAGATGCTATCGAGCAAGCAAGAGCCAAAAAACTTTTAGAAATGTACGGAGTCTGTGACGATTCAACCTTTGATTATTTAATGCTGGACATTTTAGTGAAGCAAGAGAAATATGACAAGAGGCATTACGCAACGTATGCTGAAAGACCCTTACACCTTATGAATTTAATGTGGGAAATTGCATCAAAGGAAGGTGTTGAAATCGACCCAATCGATGGACTAACTGAGAACTTCTCTTCAATGGTTTATGATTATTATGGGTACCAATTTGCAATCACGCATGGACAAGGTTCAGTGTTAAGTGTTTATCGTCAAAATGATTTAAGATACCGTAGCTAATATGAAACATTTATCAATTGCACTAATTTACATAGCATTCTTTGGATTAATCGGAGGTGCATGTTATCTTACCCAATCAGCAACTCCTTTATGGGCACTATTATTAACTCCACAATATAGTACTAAAAGCGATGAAGATTAAAGAACTATTAAATAAAGAAATTGAACCAAAAACAATATTTGAAGTATTTGAAGTATTTTTAGGTGGACCTTTAAGAGCAATCTACAATACGTTTAATCGTAAGGTTGTTAAAGAATCGACCAATACAAATATTGTATATGATGTTCGTCAAAGTCAACCTATTGTTATTCGTTCTGAGAAATACATGTCTGATTATTTTAGTAAGAGTAATCTTAGTTCGGGAATTGCAATAGATTCTGTTAAGTATGGAATGAAACGTGAGATTTGCGATGAGATTATGCGAAGTGACCTATTTGAATGGGCAATCGATGAAACAGTAACAGGCACCCGAATTGCCGCAAGATTAATTGTTAATAAGTTTCAAAAATAAATTGGTAAAAGTTTTACCGATTAAAAACTTTTGTTTATATTTACATATAATTAAAAACAACATATCAGATGATACAGAAATTAAACTTAGTTAATGCAGAGAATTCGGACATTAAGTACAAGGTCTCAAAATATCCAGACGGCCAACAATCAATCACACTGGACCTACCTGACACTGACCTCCATGAAAAAATCACAGTAAGTATTACTAGTAGGTTAAATTCATTCAGGGACTTAGAGGTTATTATTGCAGCCAATCAGGCACTTAGAGAATTCTCATACGTTGAGAATGTTAAGTTAAATGTTCCATATTTCTTAGGAGCCCGTTCAGACCGTAAATTCGAGGCTGGTACAAGTAACTATCTTAAAACTGTTATTTGCCCGATTATTAACTCTCAGAATTTCTCAAGAGTAACCGTACTTGACCCACACTCTGATGTATTAGAAGCCTGTTTAAATAATTATCATAAGCACAACAATCACCGCTTGGTTAAAGATGCATTATCAAAGATTGATAATCGTGACGGAGCTCAAGACAGAATTTGTTTAGTCAGCCCAGATGCTGGAGCCTACAAAAAAATCTTTGATGTTGCCAAAGAATTTAATATTGATAGAATCATTACTGCAAGTAAAGTGAGAGACATTAAAACTGGTAAGATTCTTCGAACTGAGATCCCAACACTGGACCAGCATGCCGACCTTAAATATGTAATCATTGACGATATTTGCGATGGTGGCCGAACTTTTATTGAATTGGCAAAAGCCATTAAAGGAAGTCGACCATCTGCCAAAGTCTACCTGGTAGTAACTCATGGTATTTTTAGTGCTGGATTTGCAGAATTAAACCAATACTTTGAAGGTATCTATACAACAAATAGTTACCGAGAAATTGCAGACAATGAATACGAACAAAAAACAAACACAACCTCATTTAATATATTTTAACATGTCAAAAAAACCAAACACAATATTTGTAGAGCAACTAGTATTAGTACAAGACCCAATTTTAGGCTCTAAATATGAACTACAACTGGTAGAAGTAGAAGCTATCGATGTAGTTACTGAACTATCAGAAACATTAACTAAAGAGGTTAAAAAAGCAACTAAAAAGGCAGCCAAAAATGAACAATAGAGACAATAGAGAATTTAGAATGTACGGACTGGTTCCTTACAATATTAGTCCAATTCAGCAAGGCATCCAGTTCGGTCATGCTGTAGTTGAATATGGACTTGAATTTTCAGAGACTCCAGAGTATCAGACATGGGCCAAAAGGGACAAGACTTTTATAATCCTAAATGGAGGTACTACCAACAATACGGCTTTTATCAAAGGAACCCTTAACAATCATTACTTTACACTAACCGACAGATGCATTCGTATTGGAGAATTCCACGAACCAGATTTGGGAGACCAATTAACTGCCGTAGTTTTCCTTGTTGATGATAGAGTATACGATAAAGTTGCTTGGCCTGACTATGATGGAGTATTCTATTTAGATGGAAAACCAGAAGCAACACAATATTATGAATGGAAGATGAAGTTTGCCGAAACTGAAGTTGAAGCAGACCAAATCGTATTCTTAAGAGATTTCTTAAAACAATTTAGATTAGCATAATGAAAAGAGAAATTAACAATTTTGTAAAAGAAGTGATAGAAGTTAACTATCAAGAAATAGAAGGTGACCTGATTCAACTAGCAAAAGAGGGTACATTTGATGTAATTACGCACGGTTGTAATTGTCTTGCCAATATGGGTGCCGGAATAGCGCCACAAATGGCAAAAGCATTCGGAGCCGATGAATTTGAAATGGAAAAATGGGGTCCAACCATTGAAAAGTTAGGATGTATAGATTGGCAAACTATAGTTCTTGCCCGGAATAAAAAATGGTTCTTAAAAGCTTATAAAGACACTGAAGACGATATTGAATTAACCGTAGTAAATTCATATACGCAATTTCGTTATGGCAAGAATCATGATGATGGAGTTTCAAAACCATTAGACTATGAGGCACTTACCTTATGCTTACGTAAAATCAATACCTTATTTGGAGGTAAACATATTGGACTTCCAAAAATTGGAGCCGGACTGGCAGGTGGAGATTGGAACAGGATTAAAAACATTATTCAAACAGAATTAAGGGACATGAAAGTGTCTGTAGTAATTTATAAACCTAAGAAATGAGAAAATACAGAGTAGAATGTAGAATTGAAGGGAATTACACCCGAAAAGAAATTGAATGTCGAGAAATGACCATTATTCATAGTTCTTATTGTTTTTGGGAAGGAGAAATTGGATCAACTAATAGATTAGTATATGCCTTTCCAATTATGTTTACAATTGTACAAGGATTGCCGGACGACCAGACCTTGAATTAGAATAAAAATTAACATAAATTTAACACACCCGGTTTTCGAGATTCAAAAACATTGATTATATTTACATTATAATTAAAACAGATATACTATGACAGAATTAGAAAAATGGCAACTGGTTAATCAATGTGAAACTCCATTGGAACTAGAAAATGCAATCACAAAATTTGCCGATCCTGAAGGAATGATAAAAGGTCGTCAAAGAAAATTTGATGCTGGTAAAATGATTATTGGATTACACTTCTTTATGGAAAGTGAAGCACCTGCTAATGTTCTTACAAGAGAATATGGCATTAGACAACAAGCGATCTATTTAAAAACATTTAACAAATAATTATATGAATCCATTATTTTTAACCGACGGTTACAAAACAGGACATCACCAACAATATCCAAAAGGAACAACGTTGGTCTATTCTAACTTTACTCCTCGTAGTAATAAATATGCTCCTAAAGGATGCGACCAACTGGTAAGTTTCGGCCAACAAATGGTAATGAAACAAATCAACGAGGCTTTTAACAAAGATTTCTTTAGCAAACCAAAAGATGAGGTTTGTGGAGAAATGAAACGCGAATTGTCGATGTACTTAAACACTGACTACGATGTAAGCCACTTTGAAGCCCTACACGATTTGGGTTACCTACCAATCGAAGTTAAATCAATTGAGGAAGGGTCTACCGTACCAATGAGAGTACCTGTCTTGACAATTTACAACACACATCCAGATTTTTATTGGATTACCAATTACTTGGAGACAGTAATATCTAACTTGTTATGGAAACCAATGACCAGTGCTACTATTTCCCGTGCCTACCGTAAATTATTTACAGAATGGCAAGAAAAAACTGATGCTGAAAAAGGTTGGTTTGTAGATTGGCAAGCCCATGATTTCTCAATGAGAGGTATGGACTCTATAGATGCTACAATCTCTTCAGGTTTGGGTCACTTAACAAGTTTCTCTGGTTCTGATAGTTTACCTGCAATCTTTGGAGCCCGTAAATTCTACAACGAAGAGGGATTTGTGTCCGGTTCGGTAAATGCAACAGAGCACTCAGTAATGTGCGCTGGAAGTAAAGACGATGAGATTGGAACATTCCGTAGATTATTGGAGACATATCCAACAGGAATACTTTCAGTAGTCTCTGATACTTGGGACTTATGGAAAGTTTGTACTGAACATATTGTTACCTTAAAAGAGGAAATTCTTGCAAGAGAAGGTAAATTGGTTATTCGTCCTGATAGTGGAGACCCAGTCGAAATTATCTGTGGTAAAAGATGGAATGATGAACAAAATCCATACGATGAAAATGTAGATGCTATTGAGAAAGGAGTTATTGAATTACTTTGGGACGTATTTGGTGGAGAAATCAATGAACAAGGTTACAAAGTCTTAGACCCTCATATTGGAGCAATCTATGGAGACAGTATTACATTAGACCGTGCTGAACAAATCTTCCAAAGATTAGAAGCAAAAGGTTTTGCAAGTACAAACATTGTATTAGGTGTTGGAAGTTTCACATACCAATATAACACTAGAGATACGTTTGGTTTTGCAATGAAAGCCACTTATGTTGAAATTGATGGAATTGGTCGTGAAATCTTCAAAGACCCAATCACTGATGACGGTGTTAAAAAATCTGCAAAAGGTTTATTAAGAGTTGCTGGAGACGAAACATGTTTCTTATTAGAAGACCAATGTACTTGGGAAGATGAAGCAACTGGTAAATTAAAAACTATCTATTTGAATGGTCAATTTGAAAACCAAACAACTCTTACAGAGATCAGAGAACGTTTAAAAAGAGCATAATGATATTTTTAGCAATTTATATTATAGGTTATTTTGCATCGCTTTGGGCGATGCATTCCTATAAAAAACAATTAGGTATTGATGATTATGAGCCGCCACATGATGAATATTATGACGATTATGAGTCAAATGCAGAAGCTTATGTAATTATAAGCTTTATATGGCCACTATTCTGGTTTGCAATGATTTTAAAACTGGTTTGGAATGGTCTTATATTCATCTCAAAAAAATTAGAAAAATGAATAGACAAAACTCACCAGTACCTTTAATAATAATAATTTTGGCTGCCCTAGTAATCTTCATGGTTACTAGTTGCAAGCCAGATAATTATAAAGACCCACACCGAGATACAAGTGTCCATTGTTACGAATTAGATAACACTGTAGAAAACTTTGAAAAAAACTATAAAGTATTTACACTCGAAGGTTGTGAATATATTTTAGTTGGAGTGGGTACTAATCGATGGGGTTCTCACAAAGGAAATTGTAAAAATCAAATACACAAAGAAAATGCAAGTAATTAAACCAAATAGCAAGTTTCAAAAACAGGAACATAATTGTTCAGTCTTTCTAGCAGGTTCTATAGAAATGGGAAAGGCAGAAGATTGGCAGAAGAGAATCGAGAACAATTACATTAATACCAATGTAACACTTTACAATCCAAGACGTGATGATTGGGATACGGGCTGGACTCAAGAACAATCAAATCCTCAATTCAACCAACAAGTAAACTGGGAAATGAATAGTCTTGAAAGGGCAGATATAATCTTCATGTACTTCTCTCCAGAAACTAAGAGCCCAATTAGTCTCTTAGAATTAGGTTTGCATGTTAGAGATAATATTATTGTATGTTGTCCTAAAGGTTTTTGGCGAAAGGGAAATGTCGATATTGTTTGTACTCGTTATGACATTCCAATCTTTGAAAATTTAGACGATGCGATTGGCGCCCTAACCACAAAGATTAATCAAAAAAATTAACATAATTTTAACACTCCAGATTTTACCGTCTGGAGTTTTTTGTTTATATTTACATTATAATTAAAACAGATATAAAAATGGCAAAAATATTTAAAGTTGGAGGTTGTATCAGGGATAAATTCCTTGGACTGGACTCTAAAGATATAGATTTCACATTCGTATTGGAAGATACTAAAGGTTTTACGGTTGAGGATGGTTTTCAAAACATGACCAATTGGATGACTGACCAAGGGTTTGAAATCTTCTTAAGTACTCCAGATTGTTTCACTATTCGTGCCAAGTTTCCAAAAGACCATCAGTTCGCCGGACTGGTTGCAGACTTTGTAATGGCCCGTAAAGAGGTCGGATACGTTGAAGGAACCCGTAGACCAATCCTAGAACTTGGAACACTGGAAGACGATTTACTTCGTAGAGACTTTACGGTTAATGCGCTTGCAGAGGACATTGATGGTAATCTTATTGACCTATTCGGAGGTGTAGAGGACCTAAAGTCTGGAATCCTAAGAACTCCACTTGATGCTAGAGTTACAATGATGGATGACCCATTGAGAATCTTAAGAGCTCTTAGATTTACCATTACTAAAGATTTTCAAATGCATGCTGATATTTGGAATGCGATGAAACAACCTAAAATTCTAGAGAAACTGGAACAAACCGTAAGTGGAGAGAGAATCAGAGAGGAAATCATAAAAATGATGAAACATGATACTCCAAGAAGTTTTAGATTACTTTCTGACGTTGACCAAGATATTCCAGGATTCTTAGATTTAATCTTTAAAAATGGAATGTGGTTAAAACCAACCTTTGAAAAAATATAATTATGGAAAAGTTTTTAGAATTTATTTGGGAATTGGTTGGACCATTAGTAACACATATTTTTATGTTTGTTTTTGGAATGGTAATGTTTGGATGGGTCCTTAGTCTATTTGGATTACTTGTATTTTTTACACCAAGTCCCCTATGGCTAAGATGTGTTATAGGAGTTTTTGACTCTTTCTGTGCAATTATGATAATTTATGGATGGATTTATAGAGCTTACGAACGGGTTTATAAACAAAACTAGTTTTTTAAATATAATACTTATGAAACAACTTGAAGACAAAGAAATTTTAATATGTGCCTGCCACTCGACCGACCATCAACTTATTATCTTATACGATGAGGATGAGGTTGAAGGACACAAATATCCGACATGTTACTTTCATATACATTTAAAGAAAATACCATTTTGGCAACGCGTTAAGTATGGAATCCAATACATTTTTGGAAGACAATGCAACTACGGGGCATTTGATGAATTTATATTTAATCCAAAAGATGCCGACAAATTACAAGAACTTGTTAACTATTTAAAAGATTTAAGAAATGATTAGAGTATATTTAGATGACGTAAGAACACCGGTTGAAAAAGACTGGGTTGTTGTTAGAAGTTACGATGAATTTGTAGAGAAAGTTACCCAAATTGGACTTGAGAACATTGACTTGATTTCATTAGACCATGACTTGGGAGACACTGCAATGGCCGAATGGCATAAAAATGTTTACCACAATTACGAATTGAACTATGATAATATTACGGAAAAGACTGGAATGGATTGCACTAAATGGTTGGTTAATCAATGGTTGGATGGAGCTACTGTTGTTCCTGTTGTAATACACTCGGCAAACGCAGTAGGTAGTGCAAATATGATGGGTTACATTAATAACTATAGACATATTCATAGATTGCCACAGAATTGCATCCGTGTAAGAATCGAACACACTGTATAGCTATGGCATATTATAATGGCCCTCGTAGAAAAAAGAAAGTTGACCCAAGTACGGTAAGACAGAGAACATCCCAAGAGGACTTTGAAAACGTACTTGGAAAACTTAAGAAAGAGGATATTAATATAGACCCTTATTCACAAATTAGAACTATTAACGGAATCCCACATAAGTATAAAGACGGACAGTGGGTACCACTAACAAAATTATAAAATGGCAGCAGAAGGAAATACACTAATGGAAATCGAGGAATGGATTGTTAAGACTATTAATTCATGTACTACAATTCAACAGATAATTCGTTCCAGAAACTTAATAGATTTGTACTATAAAAAACTTTCGAACGAAACTAACCTGTCTTGGGAAATAAAAAGACATCTTAAAGATAATCTAGTAGAGCACTACAAGAATACAAAATTAGAATTAATTCAAAATAAAGCATGAAACAGAGAGAACTCTTAATAAGAATTGGAATTGCAGCATTTTTCCTTTTGATTGCATATTCACTTGCATCATTTGTAATGCTATCCTTTAATATTGCTAAATGGTCCGAAAATGCCAGAGTAATTACTGCCCTATGCGGGTCAGGATTATCACTAGCAGCTGCTACATATCCAGGTTATAAATTTGAAGAAGAATAGGATGAAAGTAATATTTTTAGATAACGATGGAGTAATCTGCCTCTATAATAACTGGGGAGGTAGAGCAAAGAAATGGAGCAAGTATACCAAACTTAATCCAGGTCAGACCAGTCTAGCACTTGCACCAGTAGATATTCGTTTTGATGACTTTGACAAGAAAGCTGTTAAGGTATTAAACCAAATCTTGGAAGAGACTGGAGCTGAAATTGTAGTAAGTTCTGACTGGAGGCTACATGCTAACCTTGAGGAAATCGGAGAATATTACTTGGCAAAAGGAATCTTGAAGGCTCCAATAGCATTTACTAAAAGATATATTGGTTGCGATAAACCAGACGAATTTGAATGGAAGCGTAGTACGATGTACGAACAACAGAGATGTATCGAAGTTCGACAATACCTAACTGACCATCCAGAAATTACCAACTGGGTTTGTATTGATGACTTAGAACTTGGAGAGAGGGACAAATACCATCACGCTCAAGAATGGGGACTATCTAATTTTGTACATACCCCAAACGAAAAAGAGGGAATTAAACAACAAGGGGTTAAAGATAAAGTTTTACAATTTTTAAAATAAAAGGTTATGTTTAGAAGAACTAAGATTAAATTTGCTAAAAAATTTAGACAAGAATTATCTTCGGAAGACTTAAGAGGCTACCGAAATATCTTAAAGTTGTTGTATCACCCTAAGGCTGAAACACCTCTTAAAGATCCGGATGTTGCAAAATTTTATATTCAAGTACCATCACTTCACCTAGACCTAATTATCGATGCCGAAAAGGCAGAAATTGTTAACACAAAACAAATCTATCCATTAAATCTAAATGTAAAAGTAACGGAGAGAGCCGTTAAAAGAATTATACAAGAAGTTGCTAAACAGCGAGCAGACCTTGAAGAGGTAATCCGTGGTAAAAAAGAGACAATATTAATCAAACTTTATAGCCAAATAAAATAATGAAGAACAATAACTATATGACCGATGAGGACTTTGAAGCTTTTTTAAAAAGTATCGGAGGACTTGAAAATGGTTACTACACTGGAAGGGATCCTATTACGGCTAGAGGTTACTTTGCCGTAGATAATGGTTGGCTAGGAATCTTACAGAGACTTATTGTAGACCTTATTGAACTTGGATGGGACAAACAAATTTGCCAAGTTAAAGAAAAGTTCGGAGGACTCCGATTCTATACCAATGGAGTCTCTGAAGACGTTTACAGTCGAATCCGTTTGGCTGAAGATGCTTCTTATATCACTTGCGAAAAGTGTGGAGAGCTAGGAGAACTGCGAGGCGGTGGTTGGATGGCAACCTTATGTGATGAACATTCCGAAGGCCGAGAAACTTACAAAGACCCTTTTTAATGATTAAATCACCTAAAGTATTAGTGGCTCCACCTTATGGAGAACTTGAAAAGCAGATGTATCGAGAATGGCTCATTGAGTATGGATTCAAACCATATTTTCTTGGAGCTGAATGTAAAATCATTGATGCACCATTAATACTTTGTGGAGGTGGAGATATTGGTAAAAGTCCAAAGAGAGATGCTAGAGAAACCGAATGGATTCGGAGCGCTCTTGAAAATGGACAACCAATAATTGGAATCTGTCGAGGAATGCAACTCTTAAACCACTACTTTGGTGGAGAGGTTGAAAATATACCCGAAAGGCTCCAAGAAAACCATCTCAATGATGTATTCGATGATGATGAAGACCATTCATTCCGACTATCCGAGTTTCATCAAGTTTATGATAGTGATGGTGATTCAAGAGAGGTCAATTCAAGACACCACCAACACTGCCGTTGGGTTCCATTGAACTTTGAAATTACCCACAGGGCATTAGATGGTACTGTTGAAGGATTTCAAGATGTAGAGAAGAGGATTTGGGCAGTTCAATGGCACCCAGAACGGGAAGAATGCGAGAACAATGAATATCCACTCAATAAACTTTAACATAATTTTAACATTCTGGATTTTCCGGAATGATACTTATTGATTATATTTACATTATAATTAAAACAACAATTTAAAAACAAATCACATGAAAACAGTAATTGGAAGTATTTTGGTAGAATTAAGTGTAGACACGATCATGATTAAAGATGCTAAGACATTAGACTTGATTAGAGCAAAAACAGTTAATGCAAACGACGCGGTCGACACCTACAAAGAATTAGTAGTGACACTTACTGAGAAACATAGAAATTTAATGGCAAAAGAACAAGAAAATGATTAAAACACAAACAAACATTTATGATTCGTCCACGATTAAAGCATCGACATACGAGTATGAGAGTAAAAACCTTTATGTGGTTTTTGGCCATGCGACTTACAGATACATTGATGTACCTGCAGCAGTCTATCAAGAATTTGCGAACGCCGAATCGCAAGGAATTGCCCTAAACAGTTTGATTAAGGGTACATATGAATTTGTAAAACTAGAGGAATAAGATGGGAAATTTCATAGTACATAAAGACCTTAAAACGGTAGAAATCTTAATGAGCTACCAGCGGTTAGAAGATGGTAAGGAACTTCCTAGTGTAATTGCTCTTGGAGCATCAACCCAACGAGCATATACTTCAAGTACTCGATTTGGAGCAGTTGGAGAAGTAACATACAAAACTTCTTACAATAAGAGAAATGGTCAAAAGGTATGGAACTATTATTTGATTTGGGGAGTTGATGACCGATTCGAAGAGTCAGGATTCCAACTACTAACTACCAGAACAGGTAGAAAGGTAAGCCTTAAAAATGCATTAAAAATATTCAATGATGCTAGAAAGGCTACCGAATTTGTAAACTTTTCAAGGATTTAAGATATAATTATGACACTAAGAGATAAATTCCAACAATGGTTTATCAATGATGTTGAAGAGCATTATGAAGGTACTGTAGAGGAAGTTGCTATCGAACATGAAAAGGTAGCAGATGAATTTGCTATTGGATTTGCATTTTACTTGTCTGATAATTACACATCAAGAACATTAGATACTTGGGATGATGCAGTTGGAATTAGGTTTACAACAAAAGAACTATTAGAAATCTATAAAAAAGAAAAAGGACTATGAAATACATTAGTATCGATATCGAAACAACAGGATTAGACCCTGAAAACTGTCAAATCCTTTCAATAGGTGCGGTTATTGAAGACACACATCTTTCAATTCCATTCGAAGACCTACCAAAATTCCATGCGGTTATTAAACGTGAGAATGTTTCAGGAAGTATTTTTGCCCTGAATATGAATAGAGACCTAATTCAGGCGATGAAGGACCATTCTGAAGCCCGAACCGATGAGGCAAAGAAGCTGGTTGAGGAATCATTTGGAGCCAGTTTTTATCATGAAGATGAGGTTGTTGAGGCACTTTACCAATTTTGTTATAGAAATGGTTTGGTTGATTTAGACCCTAACTTTTTATATAAACAAATGAAAGTTGTCGACGGTATTGCATATCCAATTTTAGGTTCAAATATGGTAAAAACCTATCTGAACTGTGCTGGTAAAAACTTTGCAGGATTTGACAAGAAATTCTTAGAGAAGTTGCCAAGATGGAAACAAGTCTTTTCAATTCGCAGTCGAGTATTGGACCCAGGAATCTTATTTGTTGATTGGATTAATGATGAAAGTGTTCCAGGATTGGACGAATGTAAAAAACGTGCAGGAATCGATGGTGTAGTAACTCACAATGCAGTCGAAGATGCAATGGATGTTGTAATGTTACTTAGACAGTGTTATCAAGCATAAATTATGGCAACAAGTTTTACATTAACCGAAAGACAGGAGGCGGAACTCAAAGAATGGCAAGCAAAGATTAAAGAACTCTTTGGAGAGTACGGTCACTATGATTATACATTTACCCCATACGGAATGGGAATGGGATTAATGGTTAAGAGCCATAAAACTGGAACAACACTAGATTTAAGTTTTGTAGAAGATTGGTAATATGGAAGAAAAATATATAACATTTGAAACAGCTAAATTATCTAAAGAAAAGGGATTTAATGTACCCGTTAATAATGCTTATGATTTAAAAGGAGAATTTGGCAATTATTATGATATTGTTAATGAGTCTCCATTTGATTATGAAGATGACCATATTGATTATGATTCTTTAAGATATTCTGCACCAACACAGGCCCTTCTGCAAAAATGGTTGCGAAAAGTACATCAAATCTATGTAGACGTAGATATTGACCAGACTACCGCCCCTAAATTTTGCTATATGATTAGTAGATTTATTGGAAATCCACTTGATTTAACGGCTGAGGAATGGGGTTGGGAGAACCTTCCTAATGGAGTTGATTGGGGACTACACAGAAGTTGGGAAGACGCTCTTGAAGAAGGATTATTTGAAGCACTAAAATTAATATAGAATGGAACCAGAATTAGACATATTTGACGAATGGGCTGAAGAGCGAGCCAAAAAACCCTGGATTGTAAGAAAACTACAATACATTCCAGCATGGTGGAATCATGATGGAAAGTACATGCATACCACTTTCAAGAGAGGTATCAAAAGCGTTTGGTATTGGTTACCTATCATTTGGAAAGACCGACACTGGGATTCTCACTACATCTTTGAGATAATGAAGCATAAATTAACTGCTCAAGCCGATTATATTGGTCGTAGAGATTTACATACCCGGGCACAAGAGGATGCCCGTATCATGAGATTATGTGTAAAGTTGATGGGACTGGTTCAAGATGAGTTTTATAGTTCTGAGTACTCTGATTATCACAAGACAAAACATTGGTTTGAGCCCGTTCCGGATAAACCAACTCTATCTTCATGGGAGAGCAAGTTACTTGAAGAGAACTTTGATGACTACTTTAAGAAATATCCACTGATTTATAAAAGAGTCCTGGCTGGAGAAGGAGTTTTTGGTAGAGAAGGCCGCGAAGAGGACAAACAAATCATTGCAATGAACATCGGACATATTAATCATGACCGTGCAAGAAAATTGTTATTCAAATTAATGGAACAAAACATTGAAAGATGGTGGGACTAGCTGTTATAATTTATTTTGTAGTAGTAGGAGCATGGGCTGCCTACGAATTATATACAGCTCCTCATTTAGATGACAATGGGAATGAGATTAAAAAAGAAACAAAGACGGATAATCTTCTAGATTTTGATGAAGATGAAGAATTTTTATGTTAACAAAACTTTAACACTCCAGATTTTACCGTCTGGGGTTTTTTGATTATATTTACATATCAAATTTAAAACTATGACCCGAATCAATGCGCACATCCGGCCAATAAAACTATGTGACCAACATCTTGTTGCAGAATACCGAGAAATCTTAAGAACTAATGCACTTGCAATTAAGAGGGCCAGGAAAGAGGGAAAGCCGATGTTAGGTAACATTCAACAATCCTTTACACTTGGAGGTGGACACGTTACATTCTTTTATGACAAATTGTTGTATATCCATCTCAGGTTTAATGCTCTTAGAAGTGAACTGGTGAATCGAGGAATGAATCCCACTATTGAATGGAAGTTAGATGAGCTTGAAGAGTTCAAGTGGTTATACAACGACTGGCCGGAAGACCCAAGAGCAAATCAATTAATTGTCGAAAGAATCCTGGAGCGGGCCAGAGAGATGAAAAAGATTTCACACAATTCTAAGAATATTGACTACGAAACATATTGTGAAATTTTAACATAAATTTAACACAAAAAAGTTTCCGGATTCCATAATATTGATTATATTTACATATCTAATTAAAACAAAGAAATCATGACAAAAACACAAACAATCGGGCTAATTGAATTAACAACCCAAAGACAGGCAAATAATGGAACTCAATGTTTTCATGACCCAATGACTGGGTGTGATTATCTTAGCTACGAAAGTGGTTATGTGCGCCGTAAATATTCTGGTTTAAGTTATCGTGGATATGTACAAAGCACGATTTACCAATTAAATAAAACCAAAAGAGTCCTAAGAGAATCAACATACACTCCTGGTAGATTTTATGATTGTGTTGAACGTATTATGGAAATGAACTTAGAGAACAGAATCGATATAATTGTTAGAGCAACTACAAATTTCCGAAAATATTTAAGAAAATACACCCAAAAATAATATGAAACTATACACAGAACCACAGGTTAAAAAGCTTTTACAAACACAGAGAGGTAATTGTTACGTTGCAGTCCTTGGAGAAACTAAAGATGAAAAAATTGCAAGTTTAGCAGTCTCTGCACCCCTTCCAGGAGGAGATGATTTTGAAAAGTATTATGGAATCGACCCAGAGGCCCTATTCAAAGAGGACCAGGAGGATGGAGAATTACAAGGAAACTTTGAAGGGTTTCAGCGGGCAAGAGAATCTGCAAAGACCTCTTTTAATGCAACAGTTCCGACCCTTAATTCAATGGTTGATAAAATCGTTAATCTTAAGGAATTGATAGTAACCTTAGCAGTACAGGGTCTTCCAACCGAAAAGGTGGTAAAACGTCTTGCAAAACTGGATAATAGTTTTACGGCTCTTGCAAAAAAATCTGATGCATATAAACAAGAATTGGACAGACAGGACACATTGATTAAGAACTATAAAGACTGGAATGAACGCAAATTGTTTATGCATTGGAAATATTTAACTCACTTCGGAGTAACCTCTGAACCTTGGTTAGATTGGAAGAAACAATTTGCTGATGTGATGATATAATATTAAAGATATGAAAAAAATCGAAATAAAAGAAATTACCGATAGATTAGATACAATAGGAGTCAATTACACGGTAAATAACAATCCAACACCTGAACAACTTGAAAAACTAAGAAAAGGTGTTGAATCGAGAGATTTAAGAATTCAACAAATGGTAGAAGATTATAACTCAGGTAAATACGATGAGTTAATTAAATCCATAGATAATGAAGAACCTGCTACATAACACGGCGCCAAATTAATTGTGACATGTACTATCTGGAAGGTCAGGTCAGGTTCTTTAGATTTACCAATGCTTGCTGTTAATTGAGAGGTAGAGCGCATAATTTCTGAACAAGGGTTAACAGTAGGAAGACGTCGCCCATTGCACTCAATCAGTAACCCTGCTCTTGTAAAAGCTCCGTAACTGATAACTCGGTAAGCTACAAGAAAGACCCAGATTGGTAAATTGGAGTCAAGTAATACGTAATGGCAAAGAGGTTTATGTCACCCTAAATTAGGTCGTATTGTCGCAGGTTCGAATCCTGTCTTGACTACAAATTGTTAATAACTTTTTTAAAATACTCAATAAAAAGTTTTCAGGATTCAAATAAATTGATTATATTTACATTATAATTAAAACAAACAAATTATGACAGATTTAGAACAAATACAAGAATTCGTAGATGCACAAAATGCTACAAACTCAAACACTGACAAATTAAACGTACTTAAAAAGTATGCCAAAAATGAAGCAGTTCGTAACGCTCTAGAATATACTTACAATACCTTTAAACAATATGGAGTAACTTCAGCTAATTGCAAAAAGAATTCCAACTTAATTAAGTATGGTTATTCTGACCTTTTTAAATTGTTGGATGATTTATCAATAAGATTTATTACGGGACATACTGCAATTAGTTTGGTAAATGGATTCGTAGAAGCAAATAAGAAACACGAGGACTTAATTTTCTCTATTATTGATAGAAACCTTAAGACCCGTTCGACAACCTCTATGATTAACAAGGTGATTCCAGGGTTGATTCCTACATTCGATGTTGCATTGGCTAATTCTTACGATGAGAAAATGGCAAAGAAGGTAGACTTTAATGATACTTGGTTTGTTAGTCGCAAACTGGACGGATGTCGTTGTATTTGTATCATTAATGAATATGGAGAACCTACATATTTCTCTAGAGCTGGAAATGAATTCCTAACTCTTAAGAACTTGGATGCTGAGATTATCTCATTAGGCCTAAAGAATATGGTTATTGATGGTGAAATTTGTATGTTGGATGCTAATGGAAATGAGAATTTTCAAGGTATCATTAAGGAAATTAAACGTAAAGACCATACAATTGAAAACCCTTTCTTTTATATGTTTGACCTCTTAACAATGGAGGAATTCATTAACAAAGAAGGTACAACAACATTTGGAGTCCGAAACGTTCTATTGGATAACCTTTTCTTTCAGAAAGAATTTAAGAACATCGACTACTTGCCACAAACAATTCTAATAGATGAGCAAATGTTAATGATTCATGTTACAACTGCTAAAGAGAATGGATGGGAAGGACTTATGTTGCGTAAAGATGCTCCATACCAGGGAAAACGTAGTAATGATGTACTTAAGGTAAAACAATTCTACGATGCAGAATATGTTGTAGTTGACATCGAGAATGCAGTCAATCGGGTTATCGTTGATGGTAAGGAGGTTGAAGAGTTGATGATGAGAAACGTTGTAATTGAGCACAAAGGTTATAGAGTTCAAGTTGGTAGTGGATTCTCTCACGAACAAAAGCGTTATTACTTCGAAAATCCTAGTGAAATTATTGGAAAACAAATAACAGTTCAGTATTTCGAGGAATCACACAATCAGAATGGCGGAATCTCTTTAAGATTTCCAACAGTAAAAGCAATTTACGAAACAAAAAGAAACTTTTAAATAATATGGCAAGAGAAGTATCACTTACAATATGCACAAATTGCTTAGATGATTTTCCTAGCAAAGACTTATACACAGTTTCAAGGAAAGCCCATCGAGGTGTAGAAACAAACCATGACGAGTATTATGCACCTTATTGTACAGGGTGTCTAAAAGACAAGGCATCTTACATAAAAATTATTAGTGAGCCTAAAAGCATGAAATTAAAACAAAAAAAATAGAATGGAAGAGCAAGGATTAATATTAGAAGAGGCATCATTCAGATTTTCACAAGATGGTAATTGTATATCCGACCCGGATGAGTGTGAATTCCTAGAAATCGAAGCACGCTCAAGTCTTGGAATCGATAGAGATAACGATTGCTTCTTTGTCCTTAAGACCGAAAAATGGTCAGTAGATTCCATAGAAGACCTTGAAAAATTATTTAACAGAATTAGAAAAGTAGTACTAAATGAAAAAACATTTTAGAAAAACGGAGTATTATACATCGCATAACGCAAACACTCCAGTAGAATTAGATAGCGAGAAGTTTCCTGACTTTAAAGGAGAAACAGAAGAAGAATTTTTGGAATATATCTATGACAACCTAGATGGATGGGCTGATGAATCCCCATTCGATGAAGAAACACAAGAAGCCCTATATGAACTACAATATGGAGAAATGACCGAATATTGGGGTTCTTACCTAAGCTATTTTGAAGGTGACCTTCAAATAGGTGAAGTAACTCCTGCTGATAATTACAAAAATGCAAATTTTAAAGAAGTACATTCAATTTCAATATAATACAAATGGAAAAAAATAAAGTATTCGTCGGACAAGAATTCCGAACCAACCCACTATCAGAGGTTCCGGGTGGAAGTGTAGTTGAGGTTCATTATGCAACTAGGATTAAAGTGTATGATAACATTAAGAACCCAAAGGCCTATGTTAAATACATAACATCAAATAGCGATGAGCAAGTTGTTTCAATATTAGTTGATGGAAAACCATTCAATTCTTGAAACTTTATTTAAAACCCATATATAAATTACAAATTTAAAAAACTATAACAATGGAAGATTTATTAAATCAAATCGTAGAGGCTGTTGATTCTATTAGAGTAGACGCTGCTAAATTTGAAGAAAAACAAAATGGCGCTGCAGGAACAAGAGTTCGTAAAGCAATGCAAACTATTAAGACCTTGGCGCAAGATGTGAGAACTCATATCTCTGAAGCTAAGAACGCTTAAAAATATTTTAAAGGATACGTTCAGCAAACTAACAAACTTGACTTTTATTCAAACAACTAGTTATCCTGTAAATTTACAAGCTTAAAACCGATTCGCGTTAAGGTATCAAGTAGCGGCGTGCGGAGACGATGAAACAGTCGTTGAGTCTTTCAGAACAAGACATTAAAGAATTCAAAACCTCCATACTCTGGAAAGCTACCATTGAAGGTGCTGTCGGTGACCTTCTAAAAACTAAAGTGTGTCTTGGTACGCTCTGAAGCAATTCAACGACAAGGTCTCGGTAGGCAGAAGGCCTCTGACCTACCCAAACTAAAGGGACTCTGTAAAGGGTCCCTTTTTTAATTGGAAACAAATCTAAAAAATAGAATATAAATATAAAAATTAGCACTATGAAAAATGCACTATTATATTGGCCTCGATTCTTTAAAGAGGCATGGATTACCCGTAAATATTACAAAGCAGTTAAGGCCGTCGAGCCAGAACTAACCGCTGCCGGACTTAGAGTTGACATGATTGGTCGAATTTATGGTGTTGTAGAAATTCAAAATGAATTTTTAGGTCAACCTGATTTGGTACAACAATCGATAGTGTTTCAACAATTAGGACCAATCAATGATATTTTAATCAAATACGGACTTTCAGACCTTTCATATCCTGAAATAAGTAAAATTCCAGGAAGTACTCAATACCTTGTAGTACTCTATCCTGATAATGATTACTTTACATGGACTGCCGTTGTCAGAAATATATTATTTGCCGGAATCCTAACTGGAGTTGGATATTTTATCAATTGGATAATTTCCATGTTTTAATGGAATCTATTGAACGGGTAGAAATCAATGGTCGTAGATATTACAGAGTAACCTCAAATGGTCTTGTGCTTGGAACCTATCCAAGTATGACAACAATCCTTGGAAATACAAAGGACCAAAGCGGATTGGACGAATGGCGAGACAAGATTGGACATGAAGAGGCAGATAGAATCTCAAATCTATCGATGAATCGAGGAACTATAATGCACCGTCTCCTAGAATTGTATAAAGGACTCGAAGGTACACCGAATCAACGACTATCCCAATTGATATTCATATCAAAGACGGATGTAGAAGTCAACCAGTTCAATGAGGATCCCTCAGGAGAGACATGGTTGAAGGCTGGTTGGGAATTCTTTCTGAAGTTCTGGACACACCATCCGGATTTCTTTGATAGAGTGGTTAAGGTCTTAGCGGCTGAGAAATTTATATGGTCCGGAAGGGGTTATGCAGGAACTCTTGATAATGCTTCCGAAATGGTTGGAAACAAAATCTTAATTATAGACTATAAGAATAGTCGAAAGCCCAAACGGGACGAGTGGATAGAAGATTATTTTTGTCAAGTCGCCGGATATGCAATCGCATTTTGGGAACGTACTGGAAATGTTCCAACTGGAGGAGAGATTTGGATAGCAAATGAACTGGAAGACAAGCCACAAATATTTACATTAACACAAAGTGACATAAAACATTACTTTAAAGAATTTATGAAACGATTAAATCAATATAATGAAGAAAACAAAACAATTGAAGAAAAATAAGGAGTTCTTATATAACTACCTTAACGCATACGCTCCAGTTGCCCAGGAAACAGAGGGTCAAAAAGTATGGTTGGATTATGTTAGACCACTAGTAGATGGAAATGTAAAAATCGATGCTTATGGTACGGCCTATGCAGTCTTCCGCGGTAAAACAAAATCTGGACAAGGTTTAGAACCATGGACTCCTAAGGTTGTAATTGAAGCACATTGTGATGAAATTGCATGGATTATTACAAACATTGACAGTGATGGAATGATCCGGGTAAAAAGACACGGTGGAAGCGACAATATGATTGCACCTTCCAAGACGGTAATGATTCACACGCATGAAGGCAAGAAATTGCGGGGACTTTTTGGATGGCCAGCAATTCATACCCGAAAGGAATACACTTCGATGGGATATAATCCAGAAGAACTATGGGTTGATATGGGTCTTAAAGACAAGGAGTCTGTTGTAAAAGCTGGAGTTGAAATTGGAAACTTAATCACATTTGACACTCAATTAGAAGAGATTGGAAACTATTATGTAGGACGATCACTAGACAATAAGATTGGTGGTTATATTATTGCTGAAGCCCTAAGAAAACTTGTAGAAGAGGATGCACATTTACCTTATGACCTATATGTAGTGAATTCTGTACAAGAGGAGGTAGGACTTCACGGAGCCACCCTAATTGCAAAAACACTTAAAGCAGACCTTGCCCTAGTGCATGATGTTTGTCACGCAACCGATACTCCTAAAATTGACAAGGCAAAAGACGGAGATAATAAAGGTGGAGATGGTCCATGTCTAGAGTACACTGCACAGAACCACCGAAAAATTAACAAAATGTTGAGAGAGGTTGCAAAAGAGGCTAAGATTCCGGTACAATTAACAGTCGGTTCAATGGGTAATGATACTATGTCTTTCTTTTTAGAGGGTACACCAACGGCAATCTTGGCAACTCCACTGCGATACATGCATACCACTGTAGAAATGGCCCACAAAGAGGATGTTAAAAACTGTATTAAATTATATGTTGAATTTTTAAAGGCCCTAACACCTGCAAAAATAAAAGAGATAAATAATAAATAATAAAACTAACAATTATGAACAAAATTAATCAATTTTTTGCAACGCATGGTCTTAAAGTTATTGCGGTACTACTAGTGCTTGTATATTTTAAATCATGCAGTATTGACTCTGAGGTTACAACCTTAAAGAAAATTAATAAGGCAAACACTGAAATTATTAATCAACTTCCAACATCAAAAGATGTTAAGATTGAAGGATTAAATGCTGAGAAGCGAATGATTCAAGCAACAGACAGAAAAATTCTAGACGTTCAAAGACAAAATCAAATCGAAGCAGAAATAGAAGTATTGAAGAAGTCTAAGTAATGGCTATTGAGAAAAGAACCCAAGGATTTGGTAGCGATCTAGCGAAAGCTGCCAGATTTGTTAGAGCCGACATTGCAGCCGATAGGATTGCAAAGGCCTTGGGTTATGAAGATTGTGGATGTGCTGGTCGAGCCGAGGCCCTAGATAATCCGGATCTACTAGTTAATAAGATTTTTTATAAAAAACAAGAAGATGATGAAATCAACAAAGAGCAAGGCAGTTAATAGATTTATAATTGGAACATTCGTTTCACTTTACCTATTGGTGAGTATCATATCAACAATTCACGTGGTTGACTTTTTTAGGTTATCAAATCCAGAATGGTTAGCAATATCATTAGCAATTGGATTTGAATTAGGAGCTGCTGCTTCCCTAGCTGCACTAATTACTCTAGAAAAAATGAATAAAAACATAGTATGGGGTCTATTTATTTTAATCACTGGAATGCAAATGCAAGGAAACATGTACTATGCATATACAAACATTAAAGATTACCAAGGATGGGTAGAATTATTTAACCTGGTAGAATGGGAACCTATAGCACAAAAAAGACTTCTTGCAGGTGTTTCAGGAGCAATCTTACCACTTGTAGCACTTGGGTTTATTAAATCATTGGTAGATTATATTAAACCAGAGAGTGATGTAAAACCAACCCAGGTTGAAGACTTAGAAGTAGTAGGTGAAGAGATTGGTGTAGAAGATCAGGTTGAATCAATGAGAAAGGTTGTTGATTCATACGATTCTTTACAAGAGGAGATGGATGATTGGGAAAGGGCTTCTCTAGAAGATTTTATTGATGAAGAGGATTTAATTGAAGAACTTCCAAAATTTGAAATTGACGTTATAAATGTTAAAGATGAAGAAGTTTTAGAAGGACCTACAGGAAATAATGGTCCTGATGATTCTGGATTAATAAATAAAACTGGAGAAACTCGAACTGTAGATGATTCCGATAATATGATGGTCTACGACAACATATATACTCATAGTTGGATTCCTGCTAAAAAACAATAAAATGGTTGAAGTCTTATTTGAAAAGGTAAAACTACCAAAACCATATATTAGTAAGAAAATAGAGGCAAAAGCGCTCAGAGCAGTTCTTGATTCAACCTATCAAACTGCGTATAGACTCTATTTAATTGCAAATGGTATTAAAGAACTTCAGAAATTTGCTTCAATAGAAAGCAATGAGTATTTACTAACCGCAAACGTTGTAACTGAATGCGGATTTATTGGAGAGGCCAAGAGTCAAATTTGGAATGTAATACATTTTCAGCCTCTTCAGCTTAAAAAACCAAAGTTTATTGTGAGATGCGAATTGATTCATTTGATGTCAAATAAAACCATTTATAGATGTATTTTTGAACATAAGAATCCTGAAGCAATCTATAACCAAGTACAAGAATGTATAGATAATTTAAAAAACATATTAGAATGAGAAATTTATTAAAAAGAGGTGACAACGGAGAAGACGTTAAATTGTTACAAAAAGCCTTAGGGGTTAAAGTTGATGGAACTTTTGGACCTGCAACAGAATTGGCAGTTAAGAATTTTCAAGGGAGTCATGGTTTGTCAATTGATGGACTTGTTGGTCCTACAACACAGAGATTAATTTTTGGTGCTGAACTTGAGAAACATTTGGACAGTGAAATTACATTAAACCCATTTGAGATTTATTATCTTGAAAAAGATGAGTACCACGCCGGACCTAATAATCCAGAGTACTTATTCTTGCATCATACCGCCGGAGGTGACAACCCGCTTGCAGTAGTAGACCAATGGAATGATGATACCAGGGGTAAGATTGGAACAGAGTTCTTAATTGGAGGACCTTCAGTTAATGGTAAAAGTACAAAATATGATGGCGTTATTGTAAAATGCATGCCAGATGGCGGATTTGGTGCTCATTTAGGAGATAATGGTTCTCAAAGCATGCATAATAATTCAGTTGGAATTGAAGTATGTAACTTTGGACCCTTAACAAAGGTTGGAAATGTATTTAAAACTTACGTTGGAACAATAGTTCATCCAAGTCAAGTATGCGACCTTGGATTCAAATTCAGAGGTGCACAATATTACCATAAATATTCAGAGGCTCAAATCGAAGCACTTAGAGAACTTATTCTATTCATTAAAGAACGAGATGGTATTAATATCAAAAAAGGACTTGTTGAATGGTTAACCACTAAAACACCAGCCGAAGCATTTGAATTTAGTAAAGATGCATGGGCCGGAAAGGTAAAAGGTATGCTAAGTCACACTTCAACTAGAAAAGATAAAAGTGACATGTCACCTCAACCAGACCTAATTAAAATGTTAAAATCACTATAGGTTGAAACAAACCTTAAAAATATTATATAATAATTTTAAATCAAAAACAAATTAAAATGGCAAAAACAAGCGTATTAGATCAGAATCCAGAATCTGAAAGAGTATTTACACAAGATTCAGTTCTTGGAAATGAAGGACCTCAAGCTACAACTCCAACAAATGAATCCGGTGCTGAAGAAATCACACCGATCTTCGATCAAATTGAAGATATGAATCCTGGTGGTGCAGTAAATGTATTAATCCAAGCTGCTCAAATGGCGCAATCTACTGGAGCTCTTACTGTAAGAGACTCGGTTATGGTTGCTAAAGCAATTTCAGTACTACAGCCTGGTTCTATATAAGAATCAGACCGGATTAGATTTTAAAAAGACCTTAAGCAATTAAGGTCTTTTTGTTTTTAAATTGTTAATAAATATAATGAAACAAATAGGACCAACCCTATATAAATTATAAATCTAACGAATGGGAACAATTAAAACCTCCGTCAAAGAATTCTTAAGTTGCTTTAAACAATTTACATTTAATGTAATTAATAAAGAAAAAAATGCTGAGAATATTAAAGTCCCTAGGGACATTGACACAGAATCGTATAAGCAATCAGATTCCCATTTGTATAGAATGTTACAATCCGCAAAAAAAGAACTCGCCGCTGCAAGAAAACTATGTAAACATGGTAAGATTACTACGGATGAACTTTTTGATTATGAATGGAGAGTAACTGAGTTACAACAAGAAATTAAAGACCTAAAAGATTTCACAGATAACGAGAACGTTTAATTTAAAACTTTATATAATGATTAACAAAATCAAGGCATGTTTTGCCGCAATCGGATCTATTGGAGTACTGATGCTAACAGTTAGCGCAATGTTATGGGTTTTTACAAATTACCCAGGAGGTGTATTAGAGATTCTTATAATCTCATGGTTCTCATTTATTGGGTACAACGCGTATACATTCTTTCTAAAGAGATTTGACAAGGAGTCTAAAGATGAACAAATCAATAGCTAAATGAAAAAACTAATCATATTGATACTCTTACCTATACTATCTGCATGTACAATAGAAGAAAATTGTGATTGCAGTAGGGTTCAAAATGTACAATATAACAACTACAGTATCAATTATCCTGCAGGTCGATATGAACTTCGAAATGTATGTACTGGTCAAATAATACAACAATACTTTAAAGGAACACCTCCGGTACAAGGAACAATAATCTGCAATACTTATTAATCTAAATTAAAATAAACACAATGAAAAAATTATTATTAGTAGCAGCCCTATTCGTCACAATGATGGTGAGTTCTCAAACATTTGTAAGATATTATGATCGCGTTGCCAAAAAAGACAGAATTACCCATACGATAGGTGAATCCGAACTAACCGATTTAACAGTGGTATTTAGTGGAAATGACAAAGGCGACATTATTGTTTTCTTTAATTCAGGAATGTCAACGCACGTAGACAGGTATTACAAAACTGGAAAGATATACAATGGAACATCTAAAGATGGTTTTAAATACAGATACATTGAAACCCGAAATGAACAAAAAGAAAAAATAATCATGCAGCTTTTTGATGATATTGGTATATTCAGGGTACATACACAAGATGCTACATTTGAATATAAAGAAACCACTGACTAAATGGGACTTTATGTACTAGGTGCATTTATTGTAGCATCATGGATTTTTGTAATATACTCAGTAGTAACTTGTCCAGAAGTAAAAGATACACAACAGCGAGGAGTAACAAACAAATATGTAGACTTTATTCTTGATAACATTATTCAAGATTCTATTACAGTACAACTTTACAAACCAATGGAAGACGGTGCTAGAATGTATGTTAAGTTAGGTGCTGTAGTACATTGTAAAGTTCAAATTGAAGTAATTGAAAAATACACTCGATCTGCTAAACTTAAATTAACTTTTGATAAGTATGTTCATGAAGACATCTTTTTTTTACCTTTCAGTTCATCTCCTGAATCAATTGAAATAAAAACACGTCGAAAAATTGAAACTATTGTTAATAAGACTTTTATTGACGATAATAGAACTGAAGACATTAAACAAATGTATGCTGCCAAATATAGAAATTTTGCCGAGTCATTATCGAAATTTATAAGTGAGAAAAAAGATGAAAAAGAAGTTACAAGTGATAGCGCTAGTTTGGAAACTATTGATAGAGAAATTTAAACGTAAAAGAAAAAGTATATGGGACTTATAAACCAATTAGATAAACAATACACCGGCTTACTTCAAGATATATTAAACAATGGATTTGTTAAAGGTGACCGAACAGGTACAGGTACAATCTCAGTATTCGGAAGACAAATACGTCACAATATGAAAGATGGGTTTCCGCTTCTTACAACAAAGCGGATGCCATTCAATATAATTGTAACAGAACTACTTTGGTTCCTTCGAGGTGATACCAATATTAAGTACCTTGTCGATAATGGATGTAACATTTGGAATGGAGATGCTTATAAGAGGTATTCAATTACAACGGGGATGACTGGTCAAGTAGAATCATTAACACAAGAAGAATTCATCGACAAAATCAAAACAGATGACACATTTGCTAAAGAGTGGGGTGACTTAGGTCCAATTTACGGCAAGCAATGGAGAAATTGGAATACTCATAAAACTGTAGTAGTAGGGCATAATGGAAATCATAATGAATTTGGGACAGTTGTTATAGACCAAATCCAAAACCTAATCAACGACCTTAAAGGGAATCCAGATAGTAGACGATTAATGGTCAATGCTTGGAATGTTGGAGAGCTGGACCAAATGGTTCTTCCACCTTGCCATTATGGATTTCAAGTTTATACAAGAGAATTAAGCGAGAAAGAGAGAATAGACATTCTCCATACCAGACATGGAAATAAAGGACATCATATAGAGGCAGGTTTTAATATGTTAGACGAATATGATATTCCAACCAGAGCAATCTCTCTAATGTGGAATCAAAGAAGTGTAGATACGTTTTTAGGCCTTCCTTTTAACATTGCAAGTTATGGACTTCTACTAGAAATCCTGGCAAAAGAGGTCAATATGGTTCCAGATGAACTAATTGGTAACTTAGGCGATACTCATTTATATTCAAACCATATTGAACAGGCCAAAGAACAAATTCAGAGAGAAGGATTTGAATTACCGGTTGTTAAAATGAGTTCTGGACATAATCTTAGAGCCGCTCTTAAAGGTAATTTTAATGAAATTGACACTAATGACATTATGTTGATAGGTTACCAATCGCATCCAACTATTAAAGCACCTTTAAGTAACTAATTATGTGGGATATTGTAGTAATAAAACAGGATGGAGATAATTATATTGTAATGACTCCTAACGGAGATGTACACTGTGTATCAAAAGAAACTTTTCAAAGGTTTAAAAAGTTTGGTAGGGTAAGTTATAACCCTGAACATAAAAAAATGTAGTCATGCATAATCCAATACCAAATTTAAGTAAGAAGCACAAAATAAAGGTGAGGAAAATTGTAAGAGATTACAATTCAGCATCTAAAAAAGAAATTTGGGAAGGGGTCCGAGATAACTTCATATTTGCTTTTATTGGAGCTACTCTAGTTGTATTTATATCAACAAAAACTGACATCGCGGTCTTAATAGGTTATTTGACATATTACTTCTATATGGGTAGAATTTTAAATAGACCAAAGTATGTTACCGATCTGGGAAAACTAATAGTATTTCCAGTGCCATCTGCAATTGGAGCATTTTTAGGATATAAATTGAGTTATTTTATATTAAATCACCTGTAGGGTTGAAACATTTCGATAATATATAATAAAATATTAGTAATGAAATTATTAAATAAAAAGGTTGTAATAACTGGACATACTGGATTTATTGGCAAGAATCTTATAGAAAGATTTGAAAATTCTGAGTTTTTACTTATTGGTAGAGACCTTTCTCTTATAGAGAAAATTAAAGAATTTAATCCAGACTACATATTTCACTTTGGAGCAGAAATCTACGATGAATCTAAAATGTTTGAATCTAATCTAGAGCTTACCTACAAATTACTAGAAGTGACAAAAAACTTAGAATTCGAAGCTTTTATATATTGCGGATCATCATCGGAGTACGGCAGAAAACCAGAAAAAATGAAAGAAACCGACATATTAGAACCTCGAAACATGTACGAGGCTACCAAAGGAGCATGCACTCTATTGTGTCAATCATATGCAAAAACTTACAATAAACCAATTGCTATAGTTAGACCATTTTCAGTATATGGCAGATATGAAAAGGAGCATAGATTTATACCTACACTATTCCGAAAATTTGATGCAAAAGAGAGAATTAAAATCTCTCCAGGAAATCATGACTTTATACATATTGATGATTTTATTGATGGTGTACTTCTTGTAGCCACTTTAGATTCTGAAAAAATTAAAGCACAAATAATAAATTTAGGAACTGGAGTTCAATATACAAATCAAGAAGTACATGACACTTTTAAATTAATTTATGGATATGATATTGAAGTTGAAAAATCTAAAGACTTAATGAGAACTTTTGATAGTGAAAATTGGGTTGCCGATATTACAAAAGCCAAAACAGAATATGGATTTAATCCTAAATATAATTTACTAACAGGTTTAAAACAAATCTACAATGAACGTAACTCTAGAGAAGTTAAATAAAAGAATACTTGAACTAAGTATTAAACACAATCTATCACATTTAGGAAGTTGCTTTACTACCCTGCCAATTATCCTTGAAATTTTTGAAAAGAAAAGAAAAGAGGATAGGTTTGTTCTATCTAATGGACATGCAGGATTAGCATACTATGTTATACTAGAACATTTTACCGGAGTCGATGCTGAAATGCTTTTAGTTAAGCATGGAATCCATCCCGAAAGAGACATTGAGAATGGAATTGAAGTTTCTACTGGAAGTCTTGGATTAGGATTAACTATAGCAACTGGTATGGCATTAGCAAATCCAAATGTAACTGTATATTGTATAATCTCTGATGGAGAATCTGCAGAGGGTTCAATATGGGAATCTCTTAGATTTATAGAAGAAAGCAATCTAACAAATATAGAGGTTTATGTGAATATTAATGGATGGGCTGCATATAAACCGGTAGATTCAGAAAAACTATCAAATAGACTAAAGGCATTTTTGCCCACTATTAATTTAAGATATATGGATGTTAATGGAACTATCGAATTTGAAACTCCATTAGCTGCCCACTATACAATGGCAAATAATAATATGAAAATAAAATCAACATGACAAATTCACTAGGACCTCATTTATATGATAAAATTATTTCAATGTCAACCGAGATTGAAGGTAATTATTTAGAAATTGGAACATATAACGGTTCCGGAGTATCAACTATAGCAAAAAAATTGCTAGAAAAGAAAATTTATGTTATCGATCCATTTATAGAAGATGGAAATACCCAGAGGTTGTCAAATACCCCTTTATATGAAAAGATGAATTCAGTTAAAAATGAATTTTTAAACAATACGAAAGGTCTAGACAACATCCATCATTTTGAGAATACTACTGAAGAGGTGTCAACCACTCTAACGCCAGAAGAAATATTAAATATGAACGTTAGTATGATACTTATTGACGGAGATCATCATACGGACTTTGTAACTATAGATTATGAATTTGCAATGAATTTAATAGGTGAAAAATCAGGATTTATTATATTTGATGATTTACATGTACCTGATGTTATGTTAGCATATGAAAATTTTATCGAAAAATATAAAAATAGGATAGAGTTTATTGATAAATTCTATATGGCGGCTAACCTTGTAAAAATAAAAAAAAGTAAAACACCGAAAACTGTATTCTTTACAATTATTAGCGATAGTCATTATCACGGATGTAGAACTGACGATTTTATTAAAAGTTTTAAGAAATTTCATCCAGACGTCGACTTAGTTGTTTTTGGTCAGGATGATATTGATGAAATGTTTGCATCTCGTCCTGAATTAAATTTTTATAATTCAAAAGCATCTTTTGCTAAAAAACTATATAATGACTACGATTTAGTTGTTAATATTGACGCTGATCACTTGATTTTTGGAAGACTTGATGAAATCTTAGAAGGTGACTACGACGTAGCAGCACCAACAAACTTTAATGTATACGCAAATTCTTCATTAGAAACATCTACGTTATGTAATGGATATGTGGTACCTCCTTCAGTTTTATCTAGTGGAAACACAGATACAATATTAGTGCCTCAGCATAAGTATTTACAGGCAGGATTAATTGCTAGTACTTCTAAGCTTTTTTGGGATCAATATGAAAATGCATGCATTAAGTTCTCACATTTTTTTGGACATTATGAAAATGATGTACTTAATATAATATGTCACATGCTTCCATATAAATTAAAAGTACTTGAAGGAGATTTTGTATTTACCAGTCCTAATTTTACATGTTATTATGGATGTGCATCATTAGGAAGAGAAAATCAAGTTGTTGTAAATAATAATAGATTAGAGTTAGATGGTAGGCCTTTTAAAGCATATCACTTTGCTAGAGGTGGAAGTAATAAACCTCTAGTTTCTGAACTATTTACACAAGAAGTCGATGAATTTGTAAAAAGAAATGTATTAGACATAAATTAAATAATAACCCTATGAGAAGAACATTTGCCGCATATCTAGAAAAAAAGATAGAACAGGATCCCTCGATTATATTAATAACAGCAGATCTGGGTTATGGAATGTTTGATCGCATTCGAGATAGATTCCCAAATAATTTTATTAATTGTGGAGCATCCGAACAGTTGATGATTGGTTTATGTATTGGTGCTGCGTATGAAGGTAAAAAACCTATAGCGTATTCAATTACACCTTTTTTAATATATCGACCTTTTGAATTACTAAGAAATTATGTAAACAAAGAACAATTAAATATTAAACTAATCGGATCTGGTAGAGGCCGAGATTATGCACACGATGGATTCAGCCACTGGGCTGAAGAAGACGAACAAGTCATGTCAACATTTACTAACATAGAATCTAGATGGCCTACATTAGAAAATATAGAAGCTCAATTAGATGAATGCTTTAATTCAAACAAACCTTATTATATAAATTTAAAACGTTAAAACATGGAAAACCCAACAATTAGATTAGTGGATAATACAATTCACGAACTTGCATTAAACAATTATGAGTTAAAAGAGCATTTTGGTAATTGGCAAAATTATACAGGTGCTATTCTTGAACAATTCAATGATCGTAATTATTACGAAGATTTCGTTGATAAAAATGATAAAGTTATCTTAGACCTAGGTGCTAATATTGGTTTATTTGCAATTCACGTAGCTCCCTTTGCTGAAAGAATAGTGTGTTTTGAACCTACACCAACCCATTTTAAATTACTTACTCAGTTAACTGAAGAGTTTAAAAACATTGAAGTAGTAGAAGCAGCAGTAGCACCAACTACAGGTCCTATAACTTTTTATACAAATCCAAGTAACACTACAACAAATTCATTGGCGTATCGTGAAGGATTTGCATTTGAAGTTAAAGGATATTCTTTGAAAGATATTGCAGAAAGTTTTAATTTGCAGAAAATAGACTTCTTGAAAATGGACATTGAAGGTTCTGAAGATTATGTACTTAATGACGAAACTGTTAATTACATGTTACAAAACATTCCAAAGGTTTTAATTGAATTTCATCATAATTATCAAGTAGACACTGAAAGATACAAAACAATCTTTGAAAACGCAGGGTTTACAGTTAATAAATTTATGCATGATTCAATTATGTGTATAAAACAAAAATAGTATGAACTTTGTAATCTGGTCACCTGATTATAATGAGAATTCCGGAGGAATTATAGCATTACATGTATTAGCTAATTTAATAGCTGAACAAGGTGAGAATTGTTACATATATTCTACTAAAACATTTGAAGGATCCTCTGCAAAATTAATACAGAATGAAAATGTATTTAATTTTGATAAAAACAATACAATGTACATCTACCCTGAGGTTATTTGTGGAAATCCATTCGGCGGTAAATTTGTAACTAGATGGTTACTTAATACACCAGGTGTATTAGGAGGAGACGGAATATATGAACCTACTGATTTGGTTTATAAATATTATGATTATTTTGATGCTCCTGATGAATCTAAAGTTTTAGGTGAACTAAGAACTTTTAAACTTAAATTAGATAAATTTGTTAATAAAGGACTAGAAAGAAACGGAGAATGTTATATTGTTAGGAAAGGTAGCAATAAAGTCTTAGATAAACATAGATCAGATTCATTAAATATTGACGAGTATATAAATGATGATTATTTAATAGATGTATTTAATAGCAAAGATTTTTTTGTTTCTTATGATTCTATGTGTTTTCATTTACAGCAAGCTGCCTTATGTGGATGTGTTCCTGTAGTTATTCCGGATGAAGGAGTTTCAAAAGAAGTTTTTATTGAAAAGGCTCCAGTTAATAAATATGGAGTTGCTTATGGATTTGATGACATTCCACACGCAAGAGAAACCATGCATTTATTAAAAGAATATTTAGAAGGCATGGAATCTGAATCAATTGAATTAGTTAAAAAGTACATCAACAATTGTTATGATAAAATGGACATAATAAAAAGTCGATGATATATACTTAATGAAGACATTTAAAGAATTTATGGTTGATGAGGCCAAAACAATCGGCCTAGAAGAGATCCAACCTAACCAAGAAATTAATCCAGTCGAACCTGGAGATGGAGAAGACCACAGATTGGTAAAAATACGCCAATTCAAAGGAACTGTCCAAGATTACGCAAGTTACTGGGAAGACCGAATTAAAGAGAATATATAAATTAGTACTAATACTAAAAATATTTTAATACAATGGAGTTTATCAAAGAAGAAGCCACTTTGATAGACATTCCAAGGGTTAAAGAAAAGATTAACGAGGATCAAATTAATGAAGTAGTCCAATTTGACTATGATTTTTTTGATTTAGATTACTATGAATCGGAAGACTTGGTAATGTTTGGAGTTGGCGGTCCGGGTTAAAAGAATTAAAGCGTATCTTATGGTACGCTTTTTTTGTGTAGTTTAACAAAAATTTAACACTTATTATTTTACCGATTCAAACTTATTGATTATATTTACATATCTAATTTTAACAAAGAATCATTATGGAAATTTCAAAAGTATTAGAAGCTATCTCAAACGATAATTCAAAACTAATAGGACAGGGTGAATGGTATAAAGATAGTTGTTATCAAGTTCATGAAGTTGAAGGATCGTTTTATGCAATTGTAGTTACAGATCAATGTAGCATGTGGTTGGTGAATGAGACTTTGGAAAAAATTAAAGAAGAAGACATTAACGATTATATTTAAACCCTAAATTATGATTTACACTTATTGTAGCGATTCTTTAGTATTTAAAAGAATTAAAGCGTCTATTTATTTAAAGATCGGAACCATCTTTTTAATTATGTTTATTAGTGCAAGTTTTATTGCATATGAAATTGGACTCCGGAATTCCATTCAAAATTTAACAAGTGAGGAGAGAATCACCCTAATTAATGAGAAGGACTCCTTTAGTAGGGAGAAAATGGCAACTATGTTACATGACTTAAATGTAAAGTTTCCATGGATTCCTATGGCACAATCGATGATAGAAACCGGCCAATGGAAGAGTGAAGTTTTCCTTGAGAACAATAATCTCTTTGGTATGCGAGAGGCTAAGTCCAGGATAACGACTTCAATCGGCACCAACCTTAATCATGCAGAATATAATTCATGGAGGGAGAGTGTATATGATTATGCATTCTACCAGAGCCGATACTTAGGTAACATCAAAACCGAGGCAGAGTACTATCAATACTTAGATGCAAGCTATGCCGAAGACCCAGGATATATTAAAAAAGTCAAACAAATCGTTGAAAGTTCCCATCTAAAGAAACTTTTTAATTAATGGATATATAACCTATAAAAAAAATAATTAATTTATGGTAAATCCAATGACTCTTAGTGATGTAGTAGTTAGTACACTTAATGCCAGAATTGGTGATGAGTATACTGCACACTATTTTTACAACGCTGCATACAACTGGTGCTTAGATAAAAACTACAAAAATGCATCCGCTTTCTTTGCTGCAGAATCAATGGCAGAATTAGAACATGCCCAAAAACTACAAAAGTATTTAGTAGATTGGAATTGTGCTCCAATATTGCCTTCGGTTGAAACAAACTTTAAATTCTCTACTCTACCTGATATTGTTGAAAAAGCGTATCAATTAGAACTGGACCTTTTTAATAAGTACTTAAAAGATTCTCAATCTATTTTTGGAATTGACTTGGCAACCTTTGATTTCTTACAAGGTTATAGACAAAAACAAACGGATTCAGTCATTGAATATTCTGACCTATTAGCAGCGCTGGAATTAATCAATATAAATAATAAGTTAGATGTTCTTCACTTTGAAGAAATCTATTTTAAAGCATAATCTGAATAATATGGACCCTGATAGTGAAACTTATACAAAAAATAAAAATAACCAAATCAAACCTGGCGACATGGTGTATGATGTTAGCCCTGTTTTTCAACCCTTTGGGGTTCGACGCCGTCCAATATTGGCTGATAGGGATGACTGGAAGTTTGTTATGGGCGAATTTCGCTTTGTATTGTATTGCGGGATTATTCTTTGGGCTCTCTATGGTTTTTCGAAGTTTGTATAAAAGAGACGAAAGAAGACGTAACGATAAATACTGAAACTTTAACAAAAATAATCAACCTGACATTTTACCGTGTCAGGTTTTTTGTTTATATTTACACTATAATTAAAACACTATGAAAAAAATACTTTACATTGACCTTGATGGAGTAATGGTAGACTTAGAGAGTCATGCAATCAAGAGACACGGACCCAATGCGGTTGAAAAACTTGGGAGGTTAACGTCAATTGACAAAGAACTTTTTGAAGAGCCAGAGCCGATGCCAGGTGCTATTGAAGCAGTCAAATATCTATGGGATAAATTTGACATCTATTTCCTTACAACTGCCCCTTGGAGCAATGCAACTAGTTTCTCTTCAAAGAGGAGATGGGTACAAAAGAACCTTGGCAAATATGCCCACAAGAGGTTAATTATTTCACATCGCAAAGACCTTTGTATTGGAGACTTCTTAATCGATGACCGTCCAAATAATGGAGCTGCCGAATTCCGTGGAGAATGGATTCAATTTGGACAACCAGGATTTGAAAATTGGGCCCAGATTATAAACTATCTTGAAAATCTGGATATATAAACAAAATATAATATATTAATACTATGAAACATTTACAACTTTTTGAAGAGTTCATTAATGAAGGAAAATCATTCGAATTCTCTTTTAATTACAATACTGATGAGGATGATGTAGAATACATCCAAAATATTCTAATGAATGCTGGAGTTGATGCGATTGCAGAGCCAGGACTAGATTCTGAAGAGATGGTTGTTAAAGCCAAAAATGCAGTTGAATTACGTAAGGCTAAAAAAGCCATTCAGGCAGATGGATTTGAAATCAATGAGTCAGTTGTTAATGAAGGTGATATGACTAAATTCTATGATGGATTTATTGTACTAGATTCAAAAACAAAAAAGACATATAAGTTTAAGTACGTTAAAGGAACTAAAAACACACAAGTTGAATCTAATGCTATTTCAAAATTAGCAAGCTCTACTAATCAACCTAGCTCAAATTTTATGGTTCATGGATTTATACAAAAAGGTGAATGGAATAATTCTAAAGAAAAAACCATCGACGAATCAGTTGTTAATGAATCTGTCAACGTTAAAGACATTAAAGTTGGTACTATCCTAAACTTTAAAGATGGTGAAACATGGAAAGTTACTAAAACTTCAGGAATCTCTTCCGGAAAGATTTTTGCAGCCCCTTATGGAGATACAAAAAAGAGCTACGTTTCAGTTGCTATTGAATTTTCAACTGAAAACTTAGAGAAAGACTTAACATCAATAGAATAATCATGAAAAAAGTAAAACTATTTGAAGAGTTCATAGTAGAGTCTCAAGCACGTACGTATGAATCCAAAATTGGAGACATTCATATTATGGCGGGGGAGGCAGATTCTTTTACTGCATTCCGAAAGGAATTCATGGACGAATATGGCAAACCAAAATCAGTTAAAGAACTTAAACAATTAGAGGCTTGGTTACAAACTATTTGGAACGAGAGAGGTACAAATGAAGCACTATCTATGGATGCTGTTTACATTCACCAAATCACTGGTTCAGGTCAGGACTCTGCACAAAACTTTATTGATGACAATAATATAGATTCTGCTAAATTGGTTGCCTATCTTAAACAACATAAAGACTCTAAAGAGAAATATGATGTTAGAGACATGATTAATGGAACTAACAAGAACAAAAGATTCATAAAGCAATTCGTTAATGAATCTAAAGAGGTCTTTCCAAACGAAATTGTCGGAAACGATCAAATTCTTTTCAAAAAGGAATGGGAAAAAATGAATGGCGGCAAACTTGCTGCTAAATATAACCAATACTACAAGGGATATGATATTGATGCAGGTGGACGTATATTTAATAGCGTTGACCAACTAGAAAAATATATTAAGGCTACAGAGCTTTCAAACAATCAATACAATAAATACAAATACATGCCAGAAAAACCTATTGGAGAATCTGTAGTTAATGAAGAATTTGATATATCTAAGCTAAAAGCAAAAGATACTATAGAACTAACAAATACAAGGACGGGTGATGTAGGAAAGTACACGGTAAAAAGAATCTTTGGTTCAAGTAATATTAAAGAAATTGAGGTACTAACACGCAATAAACAACTATTAACTTTATATTATAGTAAAGAACGTGGACTTCAAAACTTTAAAGGCGATGTCTACGAATATATGTCAGAAAGTAAACTTGGAGAATCTGTAGTTAATGAAGATGTACCATATAGTGTAACTAAGAATACCTTCAGAGACTATGATTCTTTAAATATTACACAGTATGATAGTATTCAATTTAAAGAGGATGGTAAAAAATGGATTGTTAGAGCTGTAACTGCGCATGATAACATAGATAAAAGTGCCCTACAAAAACTAGGATTTGGCAATTCAGGTTCTACGAGATATGCCGGAATCAATACATATACTAAAAATGCTAATTGGAATGATTTAGAATTAACTAAGAAACAATTTGATGAATTAGTTAAAATAGTAGACGCTGGTTGGGCTTCTCATGCCAAGGCTTTTGCTGATTTTTATAAAGATAGACAGGCAGATTAATTATGAAACACATAAAATTATACGAACAATTTATTACTGAGTCTACCAACATAAAAGATTTCTTTAAAGACCCAATGAATCTAGCCGATGCTAAGGGTTGGGTAAGAAACCTAAAACTTTCTGATGATGAGATAAAAACCAAGATAAAATCAGTAATGAAAGATCCGTCTAAATTTAATGACCTAATGGATGCAATGACTGACGAATTAAACTTAAAGTGGAAATGAGAACTTTAATCAAAAACGTTATTAATAGAGAAGACCATGGAATCTTACCTCAAGTAACTGATGGTTTTATTCCAATCTTAGGTGAAACTAATCCAACAATTCTAAAAATTGTTAGTACTCTTAAAGAGCATTTTGATTTTGTAATTAAGCCAGAATCTTATTGGAGAATAGAACATAAACCAACCGGACATGAGTGGCATATTGATACTGGAAGTAATAATCACATGATGTGGTGTCAAGTAGGATGTTCAATATTACTAACGTCTAATATGCAATTTAATGGTGGTGAAACATTCTACAATAAAGAGGAACCGATCAAAGTAGAAAGAGATCTTTATGATATTGCAGCTCATTCATCAGATGAATGGCATATGGTAACTCCACACTCTGGAAATAGAGTAGTACTGTTACTTTTTATTTAATATATAATAAAACAAAGATATGAAAAAAGTAAAATTATTTGAACAATTTATCGAAGAAGCTACAACTTCTTGGGGTAAAATGATGAAAGGCGTTAGAGCCGGATCGGGTGGACCATGGTCTATTGTAGCAATTCAAGACAAAAAAGTTGTTGGACAGTCAAACGATATTAAAATTCAAGACTTGATTCCTGCAAAATATGAAGCCCTAAAAGCAGAGTTTCCTAAAGCTAAACTTCACATTGAAGATGCTGGAGGTGGAGTAGTTTGGAATGAATCCCTTAATGAGGCCCTAGCGGCGGCATCTCAAGATAAACTGACCAATCGTGATTCTTTAACAGCAAAAGTAAATGCTACACTTATTAGTAATGCTAGAAATGGAATTTTGAAAAAAATGGCAGAACCTGGTGGTAAAACCCATTATTGGAATCCTAAGACTGGAGAATATGTAGCAAAAACTATTACCTACAATGGCAAAGGAGAATATCTTTATTCAGATGTTCTAGATGCAGATGGTAATCTTACAGAATCATACGTTACTGAGGGTATAGATTCTATGGTTAAAAACCTGGAGACCATTGTTAGAAAGCAATTTAATGTTATTGAGTTTAAGGCTCCAGCAAAAAGACCATTGATCCATGAAGAATTCTTAATGATTAAAGTAAGTGATGACAAATACGGAGGACCTCAATCAGGTCTGGGTAAATTTATTAAAAAATCAACAGGTGTCGAAGCCAGTTTTGTAGATAGTTTAGGTTCTAATAAGACATATTGGATTTCATTAGAAAAACTTGAAGATGCTAATATTAAAGAGTCTCTTAACGAGGCAAAGGATGCTACCCGAGATGAATTGATGGACCTAATGGAAACTAAATACAAAATCAAAACTGTTAGACCTTCTGAAGATTTTAATGGTCAAACAGGAGGTATTTGGATCGCAGCAGATAATGAGGAAATAATGGGCGGTAATAAAATATTTGACTACTATAATAGAAGCTCTAAATATTCAAATGGAGTCTTAACACAACTACGAACTGCTGTAGAGAAAAAAGGTTGGTGGTTTGAATGGAACGATCCAGGAACAATCATATGCTGGCCAAAAAATTAAAAGAATTATGAAAAAAGTAAAACTATTTGAAGAGTTCATTGATGAAGCTGTTGCGACAGTCCTTCATGAATATGATTTCTTAGGAATGCAGGCTCAAGCCGCAAATATGTCTAGAGAGGAATGGATTGCCCACTACGGTACTCCTGAAATTGGCTCTGGAATTGATGAAGCAAAGAAAAGTATCTACACTGTCTTTTTTGATGATAAAAATGGAATGGACTGGGATTGGGAAATTGAAGCCAGTTCACCTGAAGAGGCTATTGACCTTGTAAAAAATGGAAAGGCCCTAGGACCATACGACCAAACGCTTCCAAGAGGAGCCCATAACTTTACCGCGAAGTTATATAAATAACACCACAAATACATAGTAATACTCACATTGGGTCTTTTTAGTCTGATATATAATATAGACTAAAAAGACCCAATTGTTATAAATGAGCCAAGACCGAAGCCCACAAGAGATGATTCTCGAACTATATGACCTGTTTTCATCGTTTAAAAGACGAATTGAAGACCCTAACTATATTCACATTGAAAATAGTTTAGAAAAATTGATAGAGAATCAAAATGAAATGAAAGATGAGATCCGAGGGTTGAAAAAACAGCTCCTGAATCCCTTTGATGGTGTGATTGTCGAGAATAAAAAGAATTCAGAATTCAGAATGGAACAAGAGGCATGGATAGTTGAAAGAGATAAACTAATTGAACAGCATAAAGCCCTTGTAAGATGGAAAAATGGGGTTGTTAAGGTGCTTATTGCCTTAGTAACTGCAAGTGGAGCCGTAATTACATTCCTCCTAAGAACATACCTTAAATAAATGATAGTAGATAGAATATCTCTTAATATTGCCCTAAAATATCTGGACCAAATTCAACAGAATGAGGGTCCGGTTTTTAATATGCTATTTTCAGTAAGAGAACACCATAACAATAATAATAAAACCGTTAAATTCGAGAGCATTGATGTCCTAAAGGCATTTATTAAAAAATATGCAAGTCCTTCTGGGTTTGAAAATTTAGATTGTAAGTCTCTTAATCTTTTTGAATTAAAATCATTTAGTTTTAATAAAAATCTCACCGGTAAAAATCTAGTCTATAATTCAGGAGAAAAGTTTGTAACAAAAACTTTAAATATTAATAAAATTTCAATTTTAAATCTAAATAATGGATATTTAGTTGACATGATTGAAGTTAAAGAACTTTTTAATAGCTTTAAACTAGATGAATATATTTTACTACAATATAACTATCTTGATTGTGGTTATATTTCAATCTATTTTCAAAGTTCTGTAGAAAAATTAAAAAACCTATATAATAAATATAAATAAAAACAGATGCCACAAGATAATTTACAAAATTCCGGAGAACGCGGAGCCCAGGGTAAATACAACCCTTTATATCCTGGTGAAATAGGAAGATCCTTATTTCACCCAGAAATGGATTATAACTTGGACTTAATTGGACAGGTTGTCCATGGGTTCAGGGTAATGGGAACAGGGGTTGATGGAAGTATCAGTCCAACAAACGATGTTAATAAAGTACTTAAATTATATGTTGTAACATCAGGAGATACCTCTTTAATAGCTGCTGGCGCATTAGTCGGCGACCGAGTATGGATTCCTACAACAGTTGCAACAACACAGGGAGACCAAGGTGCTCAAGGACGACAAGGAGACCGAGGTCCTCAAGGTCGACAAGGAGACCGGGGTTTTCAAGGTGCTCAAGGTGCTCAAGGTTTTCAAGGAACACAAGGACCTTCTGCTGTAGGTACACCCGGACAGACTGGAGGAACTGGTCAACAAGGATTCCAAGGTGCTCAAGGAGTTCAAGGTTTTCAAGGAGTTCAAGGAGTTCAAGGTTCCGTTGGAAATTATGGTGGAGATAGTTTAAGATTTATAGTAGGAAATTACGATGGTAATACAGCATCAACCTCTGCTATTACATTTAGTAATATATCGACTCTTCCTAGTCCAACTTTAACTATTATTGTAAGTAATACTGATGCTGATGGCGGAAATGTATCAGCATGGTTTGGATCAATGATTGCTTTAGGAGGAAGTTTAAGAATTACCCGACCAGGTAGAACAACACAATATTTAGATTATAAAGTAACTAGTGGAACCACGGGATCTGTCAATAATATTTTATTAGAATATGTCGGAGGAACAGTATCCGCTATTGGAACAACATGGGCGGTAGGTACTGAACTTATAGTATCATACGCAAAGACAGGACCTCAAGGACTTGATGGTGCATCAGCAAACATAGGTTACCAAGGATATCAGGGATATCAAGGATTAGGCGCTCAAGGTTTTCAAGGTGTTCAAGGTTTTCAAGGCCAACAAGGCGCTCGAGGTTTTAAAGGAGAGCAAGGTTTTCAAGGAGACCAAGGTTTTCAAGGTGCTCTAGGTTACCAAGGTTACCAAGGTTACCAAGGAAATCAGGGAATTCCAGGTTCATTTAATGCTATAGGCGATCAAGGTTACCAAGGTTATCAAGGTCAACAAGGTACTAATGGAATATTAGGAGGTGCTGGTGCTCAAGGTTACCAAGGAGACCAAGGTTTTCAAGGATTAAGAGGTGCATATGACGCTATAGGTTACCAAGGTTATCAAGGTGCTCAAGGTGCTTTAGGTTTTCAAGGTTTTCAAGGAAAGGGAGATCAAGGATTCCAAGGTAATACAGGATCTACCGGTAATATTGCTGGAGATTGGGCTCCATACAATTTTACAGCAACTAATACCGCAACCCCCGGTCCCAGCGGATCTATAGTTACTACCGGAGGAAATGCGTTTTCTGACATTACTCAAATGATTATAAGTCTTAATGATAAAAACAATATAGATCAAACCTCTTGGTTAACATCATTTGGGGCTAGCACAAATGTAATTAAAGGTAGTATTTTGCTTCGTAAACAAACCGCCGGCTCTATATTTGGAAATTATCGAATTACAGGTGTTACAATAACTGGAACCCAAGGAGCTGGAGGGTATGCAACCGTATCTGTTCAATATGTTAGTTCTAGTGGCTCGATGAGCGGTGGAGCTTTCCTCGGCACAGAAATAATGGTAGCTTTCACTAGAGCAGGAGACCAAGGATTCCAAGGAAATGATGGCCAATCTTACAACCGAGGTTTTCAAGGGTTTCAAGGTTACCAAGGTTACCAAGGAAATCAGGGAACTCCGGGAACTGCAGTTGAAAGAGGAGACCAAGGTTTTCAAGGTTTTCAAGGACTGAGAGGTCTTAGAGGAGAGCAAGGATTCCAAGGAATACTAGGTTTCCAAGGTCTACTAGGAGACCAAGGATTTCAAGGTATTGATGGCCAATCAGCAAACATAGGTTACCAAGGTTTTCAAG